CCCAGCGGATGAGCTAAGCCCGGATGCCCAGTCAGCTATAGCCATAACCTGTGTGGACAAACTGCCCCTGATCTCAATATGATTCTTGGAGACAATTTGTCCTGGCTCATCATCTATAAGGCTTTTAGCTGTAACAGTTAGAATCGATAGCCCGGTCGTTACCCCCGGGTCAAGACCCATTACCGAAACATTACCCTCCATACCTTTAGTATACGATATCGGGAGAACGAAAGAAGGGGATATCGAGTGCAGTACAGGATAGATGAAACTGGAGTCACGATGATCAATGATATTGATCCTCCAAAACGGAAGCGAGGTGGAGGATCAATAGCACAAGCCTGTTGGGCAGCGTCTAGAGGGTGGGCAGTCCTAGAGATACAGCGCGGCTCTAAAATCCCGGCTCGGAAGTGGAAAGACCTAGTATACCGGGACCCGGCCGGGCTCATGGAGGCCGAAGGCCCTAACAGCTGGGATAACAGCTGCGATGTCGGGATAATGACCGGTCCCTCCGGCCTTGTCGATATCGAATCTGACGGTCCTCACGGGAGAGATCTTCTCAGCTACTGGTGTTCTGACTTCCCGACTCCGATCCTGGAGATGGAGACGGATAGCGGGAGCATTCACTGGGTGTTCTCGGCGGACGGGGAAAGATACAAGACTCACTCTAGATGGCATGCCGACTCCTGTACTCCCTCCTGCGGACTCGATGTCCGCGGCTGGGGCGGCTACTTCCTACTTTTCGCAGACGACCGAAGGATTACCTGGAATGAGTAGGCTTCCCGGATTGCCTCTCGTAGGCACACCAAGCAAGCACGCCAACGGAGCGGTCTCGATAGGGGGTGAACGGCAGAGCTGGCTTAGGAACGGCGTTCCGCTCGGCATAGGCGATAAGGTCCTTGCATCGATGACTATGTGGGCTGCTAACCTCGGGATGAGCCGCGCCGATGCCTGGGAAATCTGGCGGAACATAATGCTGCTGCCAGGGACCGAGCACAAACGCGGATGGACCATCTCTCACGAGCAAGAGAAGTTCATCGCCTCTTTCCAGTCCGCGACGGAACACATCAAGGAGGAGAAGGACAGCGCCGATAGTGTCGAATGGTCCTCCGAGAACTGGGACGAGATCGACGCGGACGGGCTTCCGCTGGGAGAGTTCGGCCCTGACAAGATCATGTACGACTCCGGGGTGTACTGGCTATACGGTGACTCCGGAACCGGCAAGACTGTCATCGCCTACTGGATAGCCATACAGAGGGCGAGGGCCGGGTACACGGTAGCTATCCTAGATGATGAGATGGGCCCGCACGCTAGCAAGAAGATGTTGCTAGAACTCGGGGCGACGCGGACGGTGCTCCAGAACATTCACTATCTTCGATGGGGAAATGACGGGAATACTCCGGACCTAATGAGGAGCGGTCGCGGGATGGCGTCATTCCTGGACGAGATCAAAGCCGATATGCTCATCCTGGACTGCTTGAACGCATTCCTCTCGGCTTCTGACCTCTCGGATAACTTCTCTACTGACGTCCGCAAGTTTATGCAGATATCAGTCTATCCATCCCGGAATGCAGGCCGATCGGTACTGGTCGTAGACCATGTCAACAAGACTGGGGCGCTCCGGGGGTCCAGTGACAAAATGCCGAGCTGTGACTTCATGATCGAGGTAGAGGTGATCTCGCCGTTCCAGAAGGGACAGTCAGGGGGAGTCCGTCTAACCAGCCTGAAAGACCGCAACTCACAGGTCAAGGGGAGTCAGCTAGAGTTCCGTGTCTCATCTGAGGAGACTAGTATGATCATATCCCATGACGGATGGATTAAGATCGAGGCGGAAGACCTGATTTCAGCAGGACGGAAACCGACGACCAGAGAGGCGATATACAACCTTCTAAGGGATCAAGGACCGATGCTAGCGGGCGAAATCGCGGCCGAACTAGGCATGTCTATGGAGGCCGTAAGAAGCGCGATTCGAAGGGACAACGAGGGCGTTTTTACCAGGGATAAGGACGGTTTTTATGACGTTTAGGCGAGTTCGGTCGAAACGGTCGAAATACGGTCGAAATGTTTCGACCGCCCACCGGTCGGTCGGTCGGTCGAAACCCCTACTACGTAAGGGTTTTCGACCGACCGTTTCGACCGGTCCAAATGGGCCCCTCAACCGACCGACCGAAGTCAAAAAAGAGGGAGTTTTCCCGTAACTGGTAACGGATAGGATAGAAGATAAGAAAGGAGAAGAAATGATCAAAGTTCCGCCGTCGAAAACTATGAGTTCAATGACTCTAAAACTTCACTGTGAGAAGCGGCATCCCGAGATCCGGATCATCACTTTCTCGGCTCATGAAGTAGCTCACCGAGCGGGGAGCAATGATCATGAGCACAAGGATTAGGGCGTTTACCCGGATGGGGCTCGATGACCGGGTTAAGCACCTAAAGGCAAGACATCCGGAGATTGCCGGGGAACAATACTGGACTGAACAGAATCATTATAGGGATCATGATGAATGGGAGCAGAATCATGAACATGAACGACCGTTCCCTAACGAGGACATTGAGGATGAATAACAATGTACCTTTTTTTATTGATGACGCTAAGCGTGTTCAGAGAGATTTCGCTCTTCTGGATGTTCATGTAGCATTCATCAATATTGGGGATGGGAGTTTCAGCCTCGCACATACTGACGCCGAGCGGAACAGCAGAATGAACTTGTGGACTTGCGAGATTCATGAATGGCTAAAATGGCTAACCAGAGGGAACCCAGGATGCTGCTGTTTTCCGGAGACAGGTTGGTACGAGATTGAGGCGCTACATGAGGCGAAGGGAATTGCGCTATGAGTGAGGGAAGTAGGCGGACAATGCCGTTGCCGCCGGGATGGGGCGGGAAGAATGGGATACAGCAGTCTATCCTGATTCGTGACCGGCGTCGCTGTCAATGGGGGTCGGTCCCTGATGACCTGGCTGAGTACGGCCAGTGTTCGAAGACGGCGACCGAAGTTGACCACATCGGAGATTCAGAGGATCACTCTTACGACAACCTCCGGGCTCTGTGCGACTCTCATCATCAACTCCGCTCTTCCCGGCAAGGAGGAGCGGTCAAGCACCGGATAGCAGAACAGACAAAGCGTCCGGTGGAAAAACACCCAGGGATTATAGAAGTGGAGGATGGGAATGCCTAGAGCAAATCCAATTCCCAGGAACCAGGTTGTTTCTAGGGCAATCCATGTACATGACGGATTTCCGCATCTCCGGACGAGCGGACTACACGCAGGATCATGTATGTGTACGAGATCATGCTGTTTCGGGATCTCAGGGTGCATCTGCCGTAACTGTAATGGGTCAGGTCATGAGAACTGCCTCGCGGCTAGGCGCAGAGACCAGGCGAGGGGATGAGTTCGCGGAAGGTGGGAGGCTGCCGTTGCGAACTCCCCCAGTGCTTCATGTCAGGGAATTTGCCTTGTCCCAATCCCCCTAACCAGGAAGACCTGCTTTGTGAAGCCTGTAGGATGGAGAGGGATGCGCCTTCGGACCTAGCCCACTGCCATCACTGTATGCCCCTGGGACGGGGATGAGTCAAGTATTCCCGTCCCAGGCTTCACAGGCGGCGATGAGGAGAGGAGAGGAGAGGGCTAGACTTCGCTTTCTCCATAGAGTAAGATCGGGGAAAATACGCGAATTCGCTTATTAAACCTGACGGAGGGCATATGCCTGCAGGGACCCGTGGGCAAATCCCCAAGAGGAGTACTGATCGCCTCGGGCATTCTATGGGGGTCGCCGATACGCGTTCTCAGCTGACAATCATAGAGCACGACTACAATACCGTGATACCGGGGGAGAACCCGGAGTGGCACGAGTATGCGAAGTGGTGGTACCGGTCCCTCCGGGTGTCCGGCCAGTCTAAGTTCTATGAGAACAGCGACTGGATGATGGCATTCCTCGCGGCCGATATCCTGGATGACATGCTCCAAAACGGTTACCGGCCGGGGATGGTAGCCGAGTGGAACAGTATGTGTGTCCGGCTTAATGTGTGCGAGGCCGATCGTCGTCACTCCAGGATAGAGCTTGTCAGGACTGCGGCCGACCCGGATGAGGAGGCGGGCGCTCTGGAGGCTCACAATTGGGAGAACGTCCTGTCCGGCGAGGTTGTCGTTGAGTGACAACTCTGGAGCTACCGCCCCTAGACCTGAAGGCAATCGCGACCCTGCCTCCAGCCGAGCGCTATATTACTTTGCCCTTGGGAATCCCCCGGTACACCCTTGGGTGGCAAGCGATCAAGTGGGCATCACAGTGGTTGAAGCAGCCTGATGGCTCAGAGTCCGGGCGACGGTGGAAGTTCGTTGAGAGCCAGGTTCGGTTTGTCCTGTGGTTTTATGCTATAGATGATCAGGGACGATGGATTTACAACCATGCCGTTAGGCGTCTGCCGAAGGGTGCAGGGAAGTCCCCGTTCGCTGCTGTGATGGCGATGATCGAGCTATGCGCTCCCGTCCGTTTCGCCGGGTTTACCCCGGACGGCAGGGTGATCGGGAAGCCGGTAGGTATGCCTCTGGTCGAGATTGCGGCGACGGCCGAGTCTCAGGGCATTGTTAACACGATGCGCATGATCCGGGCTCTCGCCCGCCGGGGGTCTCCGCTCGCCAAGGAGTATGAGCTGGAGATCGGTAAGACGATCATCTACAAGCCTGGAGGGGGCCAGCTTCACGTCATTACCTCTTCAGCCGCCGCTGCTGAAGGCGCTCTGACGACGTTTGCGGTAATGGACCAGACAGAGCTATGGACGGAAACCTCGGGAGGGCATAGCCTGTTCGAGGTGATTGACCGGAACCTGGGGAAGCAGAAGAACCGTGCTATCGAAACGTCCAATGCCTGGTGTCCGGGGGAAGACTCGATCTCGGAGCGGACGTTTGACGCCTGGGTATTGGAACAGGAAGGACGGACCAAGGGCCGGGCGCGGACGCTCATGGATATCAGGATGGCGCCTCCGGACATTAATTTTGATGACGCAGAAGACATCCTACGGGGAGTCGAGGTTGCATACGGGGATTGCTATTGGGCGGATCCAGAGGATATCACATATGTCAAGATCCTGGATCCGAAGACCAAACTGGACGTGTCGAAGAGATACTACCTGAACTGGCCACAGACGGCTGAGGACGCCTGGATTGATATCCGGGACTGGACTCGCTGGGCCGATACTAGTATGAGAGTGGAGAAGAATGATGACATCGCCCTCGGATTTGACGGATCCATCCGGCGAGATGCTACCTCCCTTATTGGTTGCCGAATATCTGACGGATTTGTATTCGACCTGGGGACTTGGGAGACAGATTGGGGTGATGGGAAACTACATGAGGTTCCAGTTGATGAGGTCGATGCCGCCGTGTCTAGAGCCTTTGCTGAGTTCAACCCTGTGGCGTTCTTCGCTGATGTACGCGAGTGGGAAAGCTTCACTAAAATTGACTGGCCCAAGAAGTACCGGGACCGGCTCAAGGTATGGTCGGTACCTGGCGGCCGTGATCCACAGCCAATTGCATGGGACATGAGAGGGCATGTCCAGGAATTCACCTTTGCGTGCGAGATGGTCGAGTCGGAGATCTCAGGTGACATACAGCAGTTCGCTCACGATGGTAGCGGCGTCATTGGTCGCCATTGTGCCAATGCTAGACGCCGCCCTAACAAGCATGGTATATCGATTGGTAAGGAAACGCATGACTCCCCCAAGAAGATTGACGCGGCGGTGTCGATGATCATCGCGAGGCATGCCCGGCGGCTCTACCTAGGCAGCAAGGTAGCAAACGAGCCGCCGAAGTCTGGCCACGTATGGAGCTTCGGATAGCGAAAACTTGTTCGAAAAACCTATGTTAACCAGTCAAGATAGACATCGCGGCCCGGTAGGAGTAGACTCGTCTTAACGATTAGAGCTTGTAGATGTACCACACGGAGGGTTCCGGGTAAACGCGTGAGAGTCTCTCCGGATGACGTCACCAAGATTGCCGGACAAGTTTTCCAGATCCGGGGCGCTGAGCAAGCGCGGCTCGACCGGATTGCGAAGTATATGCACGGGCGTCATGACCCGGTGTATGCGCCGAAGGGTGCATCCAATGAGTACCGTTGGATCATGAAGATCTCCCGTGAAAACTTCATTCCGTTGATTGTCAGCGGTATCTCGCAGAACCTCCATGTTGACGGATACCGCCGGGCGGACGCTAAGTCACCTGAGCTTGGCGGAAATGCCGAGCTTGGCGGGACCCCTCCGGATGAAGCTGGATGGCTTGCCTTCAAGGTGAACCGGATGATCTCCCGGCAGCATGGAGTTCACCGGTCGATTCTCAAGTATGGCTCGGCGTACTGTATCGTGTTGCCTGCAGAGTTGGCGACCGAGGATGATTCCGAACAGCCGGTCAAGACGGCGATCATTCGCCCTTGTTCACCCCGGCGGCTAACTGCGCTGTACGCTGATGTTGCTGATGAGTGGCCGCAGCTGGCGATCGAGACGTATGTACTGTATGACGCCTCCTCCCCCGGCAAGGCCCGGCGGATTGTTGCCTTGTACGATGATAACTCCCGGTACATGATGTCCGGGAGTGCAGAGGGGACTACTCCTGGTTTTACCATCATGGAGGATGATGACCCGCTCATCCAGGGCGATGCGATTTCTGATCACGGAATGGGGCTTTGTCCGGTTGTCCGGTTCATGCATAATGATGACCTTGACGGCGAGGATGATGTGACCGGAGAGGTCGAGCCCATCATTCATGTTCAGGACCAGATTAACTTTAGCAACTTTAACTTGATGATGACTGAACAGTACGCCGCCTTCCGCCAAAGATGGGTTACCGGCATGGTCCAACCTACGGACGAGGAGGGACGGGCATCCGCTCCATTCCGTCCTGGCGTAGACCGGGTATGGTCATCTGATAACTCAGAAACAAGGTTCGGGGAGTTCACCGAGTCTTCTCTCAAGGAGTACTCGGATGTCCGGGAGAAGTCGATCAGCCATATGGCGACAATGGCCCAGGTTCCTCCATATCAGCTCCTTGGTCAGATTTCGAACCTCAGCGCCGAAGCGCTTGCTGCCGCTAGAGACGGTCTTGATCGAAAAGTTTCTGAACTCCAGGGCATTCTCACCGATTCCTGGAGGAATGTTTTCCGGCTCTCCTCCAAGGCGTCAAGTGACACCAGTGGATGGTCGGACATCAACTCTACTGTAATATGGCGCGATACCTCGGCCAAGTCGTTCGCGGCGACGGTCGACGCCCTCGGCAAGGCGGCCCAGATGCTAGGCGTACCGGTTACTGAACTTTGGCGTAGGATACCGGGCGCGACTGCCGATGACGTTGCGGCCTGGATCAAGGTTGCGACCGAGCAAGGTGCCCTGAAGGAACTGAACGACCTCATCAATGCCGCCCAGACGGGAGACATGATGACCCAGAATCCGGATGCCGGGGGACCGGCCCCGGCTGCGCCCGCTTCGACAGCGCCAGCTCCTAGTGGCAGAAAGCGTCCGCCTGCACAGCCAGTAAGGCGGAAACCGACCGGAGGTAAGTTATGACTACTGTAGTGTCAAAAGGGCCATGGGACATTAACGGAACGTACAGCCCTAATGATCTCGCGACGTTCGCAGGCGAGGATTGGGTGTGCATCCAGGCCACCTCTTCCGGTCAAGGGACAGTCCCCTCGGAATTTCCGGCCTTTTGGAGCCCCTTCGGCCGGAATACAACGTACCGGAAAGCAGGGGATTGGGATTACAACAAGACTTACTCACCAGGGGCTATCGTAAGCGACTATCAGGGCAACTGTTATCAAGCTCTGTCAACTACGACCCAGGACCCGGATATCGCCCCGACATCCCCTGCCCCGGCCCCGGTAACCTGGACTTCCGGTCATACTCCCTGGCACCCCGGTGACTTGGTGATCGGGTCGAACGACAATTTGTACAATTGTTCCCAGGGCGGCCCTGGGGGATCGGCCAGCAATCCGGTATCCGGAACAGGATGGACCGGAGCCTGGACCGGGTCATTCTGTGCGTCAGGAAGCTGGAAGGGATACTGGTCGTCAGGAACGACCTATCACACAGGGGATACGGTTTACTATGCCGATGCGACGGTATATACTGCCCTCCAGACGACAACAGGGGTTGTTCCCTGGTCTGACACAAGCGGGATGATCTGGTCAGCTTCCTTCGGTATCACCCTCCCGCCGTTGCCATCAGCATGGGAAGCAGCAACCGTTCCGGCCTGGATTTCCGGTACCCATTATCACAATGGTGATTTCGTTAAGTCGTACGAGCCTCTCTCAGTGCCTTCATCACCTCCGGTCTTTAATGTTGTTGCCGGGAAGGTCTACAGTCCGAATTCATTTGTTACCCACGGCGGGAGTGTTTACTACCAAAGTGCCGCTCAAGGGACTCCGAGCGGGACTTTTTCTGGTTCGGCGTGGGTACTATGTGCACCGACGGCTCACTGGAAAGGACTGTGGTCATCAACGGCTACTTACAATGTCGATGATGTCGTTGTCGTGGTTGCAGATCCGGCTCCTGATCCCAATATCGACCCGGATATCACTTCTCCGGTAGCAGGGAAAATATGGAAGGCTACCGCCCCGGTTACCGGAACAGCCCCGTCTAACACCGGATGGACTCAGCTGCCTAGCTCAGGAGTGAATATCAGGGCGAATGCTGCATTTTACTGGACGGCGACAGTCGAGATTCCGGGTGTTCATGATGACAATCCCCCGGCTTCATCTAATGACTGGTGGTCCAATACGTATCCTGTTCCGTTTTATTACGGTTGATGAAAGAAGATCATTATGACCACTCCCGTTTCGACCGGTCCATGGAACTCAGCTACCGCCTATGCTGTCGATGACGTTGTAAATTACGCCGGGGCTGACTGGGTAGCTATTGCTGACAGCGTCAACGTAGCTCCACTGGTTGGTGCGACTGGCCACTGGACGGAGCTACAGCCTAATACAACCTGGGTATCTCCGGGTTCATGGTCATATCCTGCCGCCTACACTGCTGGTGATCAGGTTTACTATGGCGGAGCTATCTGGACGGCAGTGACGCCGGTCCAGGGTACGGTTCCGTCCAGTCCTGCTTGGTCCGGGGATGGTCCGCCGCTTTGGGATTCAGGGACGGACTATGTCGCAAATGACCTGGTAGTTGACTCATCCGGTAGTGTATGGGTAGCCCTCGTTCACTCGACCGGCGTAGCCCCCGGTAGCGACAACACTTTCTGGGCATCTGTAGTCCATCATACACTACCGATCAGGACGCATGGAGGATTGGAGACAATCGCCAAAACTGCCACAAGGTGGGCAGAGCTCAATCCTGTTCTAGAGATAGGCTCTGAAGGCATAGAGTCTGACACCGGGCTGACAAAGGTCGGTGACGGAGTTAGCCGATGGACAGACCTTCCGTATCCCGGAACGAGGGTCAAGGGAATTCAGACATTCTCCACGTTGGATAGGCCAAGCGCTTCGGCGGAAGGTGTCGGCGCGGCGTACTATGACACTACGCTCGGACTCCCTGGCTTCTCTAACGGGACCGTCTGGAAAGACGCCGCAGGGAATGTGATCTGATGTCAGCGGGGGTTTACTGGTTCAGGATCGTGAAGGGGGAAGACTTCAACCGAACAGTCACATGGTATCCTAATTCGACCCCGACCGATCTCGGTACCCCTGCAGACCTGACAGGTTACTCTGCCCATTTCTACGTCGATCTGAACAACTCTCCGATTATCAGCGTAGCGAGTCCGGCAAACATTACACTTGGCGGACCAGCAGGGACAGTTCAGGTATTTATCCCTGCTTCCGCATTCGCCGCTGTACAGGACTTCTCGGAGGCGAGCTACCGGCTGATGCTGACCAGTCCTTCCGGCGGGATCAGCTGCCTGCTTACCGGACAGTTCACCAAGGAAGGTGAAACAGGATGACGGTACAGGTCACCGAGACTCAGTCGGTTGTAATCGAGGCCCCCGGAGATTCATCGCATATCATAGTTGCGGAGACTTCATCGGCCCAGGTGATCGAACTACCGGTCTCTGGTCCTCAAGGTCCGATCGGCAACCATGGTACCGATGGCGCAAATGGGGCAGATGGGGCTCCCGGTGCCCCTGGTGGACAGCCGGTCCCGGTAACGTCTGGGGCATCAGGGTCAACATGGACTGTCGCCCATTCCTTCCCGTACCTCCCTTCCGTGATAACCCGCGATATTAGCGGGGCAGTTATCGAAGGGGACGTTAGCTATCCTGATTCCGCCCATGTTACCGTAGATTGGTCAACATTCCAGTCCGGTACTATAGAGATGATGTGAGAGAGGAATAATGCCTGATTTCCGCCAAGCAGTAAAGCTGAACAAGATCCCGGTTATCGGGCTTGTCCCTGAGTCTGGTTCTAGCGCGCCTAGCTCGCCTGTTGATGGGCAGGAATGGTACGATACGACCAACAAGCTCCTGAAGGTCTGGAACGCGACCACTACGGCTTGGGTGATCGCTGAGCTAGGCGCAGGGGTTGTTGTCGATACAATGGTCGGGGCGGGCGCGGCGATAGCTGAGTCGAAACTTGCGCTTGCCACGGATGCCTCGGCCGGGACAGGTTCCCGCAGGACGGTCGGCACCGGCGCGCTTCAGGCGATGGCGGGGAACACGACCCTCCATGGAGTTGCGGCGACGGCAAATGACGGTGATGTCGCGCTCAACTCACACCGTCTAACGGGAGTACAGGACCCGTCCGGAACTAATACTCAGGACGCGGCGACGGCGAACTGGGTGACCAACCAGATCCAGACTCAGCTTAACGGTCTGGACTGGAAGGACGCCGCTGAATGGGCGACGACTGCAGCTCTCCCGGCCAACACGTACTCGGCGGGGGTCCTCACTGCATCTGCCAATGGGGCGTTGGCGGTAGACGGCGGAAGCCCGGCCGTCAATGACCGGGTCCTCGTCAAAAATGAGGTGACGGGGAAGAACAATGGGCTTTACGTGGTCACTGCGACTGGCAGCGGCGGGG